TATTTTTTATAATATCAATTATTATTTTATCACTGTTATATAATGAACCATATGTTCTTTCAATTGGACTTATATTATGTTCATTATGTCTATCTTGTTTAATTTTATCAACAATATTAATTATTAAATTTGTATAATAATAACTAGATGATTTGCTATAACTAAATTTAACATTATAAAATTTATTATTTAATTCATTAATAGCTTTTCCTATAATATTATATAAATTATAACAATCATCAATACAAGTATATTCAATATTAAAATGTACATATTTCATACTAATTATAAATTCATCATTTAATATATTTTCATCTTCTTTAACAATTGGAACTATTATAAAATGATTTTTATAATTAACAATTAAATTATAATCTAAACTACCTGTAAAATCATTTTTATCACTACAACAATGTCTTCTATTATTTCTATTTGTATTACATGATATAATTTTAAAATTATTATAATTTATAATACATTCATTCATTAAAATATCATCAATCTTATCAATATTATCTATTATATTTTTATCATCTTTATATAATGATATTTTTTCAATATAAATAGATTTACCTATATCTTTTAAATTTTTTATATTTTTACTTATTGCATAATTTAATGATGATATTAAATTATTTATATCATTATAACCATATATAATTAATGATTTTCTTTTTGTAGAAAATTGTAACTTATTAAATTTCACATAATTTTGTAATAATTCATCATTACTTCTTATTGTATAATTTGTATATCTTTTACCATATGTTATATATTCATCTAAATAAAATATATGTAAATAATCTTTTGTTTTATCAAATATATTAATATTATCATATGTCTCATTAATATCAATAAATTCAATTATTTTTATATTAATATTAATTATTTTATTTTCTGCATTATGATACTCTATTTTTTTTAATATATTTATCAAATTATCTAATTTATTATTATTTGTTACTAATACAACAGGAAATTCTATATATGAATATTTTTTTTCTATTAAACATGCATTAATAGTTAGTAAAATACTAATTAGTAAAATACTAAAATAGATAATTAATCTATACATTTTATATAATTTTAATAATCATTGATATGTTAAATTCATTTTATAAAACTGTTATACAATAGTAATAATTTATGTGTGACGTTTTTTTGAAACATATAGATTCTGGTGCATTTAGTAATATATATAAAATTACAACAGAGAATACAAATACAAAAATAACATTAAATAATAAATTAAATTTTGATAAACAAATATGTATTAAATTAAGTAATATTGATACAGGTGTTAAAGAATATGAATATATTAAACAATTTGATAATAAATATGTTATAAAATCATTATTTGGTTATTATGATCCTTTAATTAATTTACATATAATTGCAATGCCACTTTATCTTGGTAATATTACTGAATATAAAGATATAATTAATTTTAATTCATTTGTAAATCAAGTAATTGAAGGTATAAAATATATACATTCATTAAATATAATACATTGTGATATTAAACCACAAAATATACTTATTAAAAAAACTAATGAAATAACATTTTGTATTATTGATTTTAATACTGCATATGTATATAAACAAGGTAATATGCATAAAAGATTTAAAGCTGATTATAATAATCATCAAATAATTGGTACATTAACATTTAGTAGTATATTTGTTTTATTATATTGTTTACCATTTAGAAGAGATGATTTAGAATCATTTTTTATTACATGTTTATATTTAAATTCTGATTTAGATGAAAATTTATTTACTAATCAAAATAATCTTAATATATTAAGAAAATTTAGATTATGTATGTATGAATATTTATCAATACAAACTATTAGATCATATAAATTTTATGATGATATAGATTATAATAATATAAAAATATTAATAATAAATGATTTAGGTAAATATAATAAAAGATAAATATTTTATGAATATAAATATTATTGTTATTATTATACTTGTAGTAATTTTAATTTTTTGTTTATCATTTAATTCAATGCTTAATTTAAAAATTAATAATTTATCAAGACGGGTTGAATTAAATTCAATACATACAAGAAGAAATTTATGTGAATTAACAGAAACATTAAATCAATCATTTCAATATTTAGATGATTGTAATGTTTTACTTAAAAAATTAATGAATGATACAATTAAAACATTAAAAAATATTTTATCTAATATTGAAATTGATAAAAATTCAATGTTAAATATGTTAAAAAATAAATTAGATATTGATAATGAAAATTATGATTTAAATGAATTATATAATTATATAGATAAATTAAATATTAAATATAAATCAATTGAATTAACTGATACAATATTATATGATAATATAACTAGATTAAATAAAATTGTTTCATTATTATTATTAAATAATAATATTAATTTATTAAAAGATGATTATAATTCATTAAAAATAACTAATTATGAATTAGTTAATACAAAAGGTGATATTAATACACCATCTATTTTAGATACAAGAAGAATAACTATTAATAATTCAATATTTTATATGCCTAATAATAATATGTATAATACATTTGATATATTATATATTGATGTATTATCAAAATCAATAATTAATAAAGCAAGAACTTCAATGAAAGAAGATTTAAATGTAATTGAAAATCAAACAATTATATTTATATTATATGAATCACAATGGGTTTACATTAAAACGTTAAATCAATAAAATTATTATTTATGAATAAATATACATGCTTTAGTAATTTATATAAATTAGAAAAATCATTAAATGATGATAAACATAATCAATTAAAAGAATTTATGATTAATTATTTTAATGATAATAAAATATTATATATTGATGATTATGTAAATTTTAAATTTATAAACATATGGTCTTATTTTGTTGAAAATTTAGTTTTTTTTAAAAATAAACATTATAAAATGTATAAATCTATTATAGATTATTCAAATAATGATAATATAATTAATGAATTAAATAAAATTATTAATGAATATTTAAATTTAATCTCTTCAATAAAATTTGGTGATAATAAAAAAGATATAAATGATAAAATAAAAATATTAAATAATAATATTAAATTATTATTTAAAAAACATAAAAAAGAATATTATTTAAAAAAATTATTTTATAAGTTCTTTATATTTAATTAAAGCATTATAATATGAAAATATAGGTTTATTTAATCTTTTATTAACTTCATTATGAAAATCAACTGTATATTGAAATATATATTTATATTGTAAATGAGAATTTTTCATTAATATTTGATATGCATGATTTCTACATGAACACATCATATTTTTTATTATATATTCAAGCATATTAATAAATTCAATTCTTCTTTTATTTGTATCATATATATTTTCATTATATAATTCATCAATTGTTAATTTAAATGCTTCTAAATGTATTAATTCCCAGTAAGTTTTACCATATTTATTTATATAATTTTCATTAATTATTGGTTTTATTGTATTATTCATAAATTAAAATATAATATTATGTGAAGTTTTTTTAGTTTTACTTTTAGTTTTTTTAGATGTTTTTTTTGATGGCATTTTTGCTTTTTTACTTGATTTTTTAACTGCACTTTCTAATAAATTATTATTATATCTTCTTGGTTTTGATGTTGGTTTATTTAAACCAGCAATATTCATAAAATTTGTTTTAAACTTTTTGACATCTGTATTTTTAAATTCTAAATTTTCTTCACCACATCCTGATTTATCTGTTATTTTGGTAATTAAATCATTATAAATATCTGTAATGTTATTAATTTCAGTTGTTAAATATTTTTCACCACCACATCCATTTAAATTAACATTACATAATGGTTGTGATAAAATATCATCATATGTCATAATATTTTTACTTAATGTTTTAACAATATCTGTACCAAATTTTAAATCATATTCTTTTAAATTTTTTAATTTATTTTGTAACATATGAAATCCAACTTTTGTATCAGAAATATTTTTATTACTCATAAAATAAAAAATAAATAATTTTGTAAATATCTAATTATGAAAAAAAATATTATTTTTTTATTAAAACTCAGAAACTATATTTTTAACTCATATCAAAATAATAGATATTATAATTTTATTTCAAATAATTCATTATCAATAATGAATGATAAAAATTTTTTTGATAATGAATCAATTATAATATTAAAATATTTTGAAAATAACTGTAAAGAAAATAATATATATGTAATTCGTAAAATTGATCAATTTAATATAAATATTATATTGTGTATGTATAAAAAAAAACAAGATGCTATTAATGTAATAAAAAATAATAATTTATATTGTTCTGATTATATTAATAAAAATATTATGTCATGTATATTATTTATATGTGAATTTAATAATAATTATTATGTATTTTCAACTATACCTAAACAAAAATTAGTAAAATATGATCAAACAAGTGAAAATCAATTTGAATTAATTAATTATTATTATAAAGATCCAAATTTATCTAAAATTTGGTTTTCAAATGATTCTATTAAATATATTAAAATTAATAATGAATTTAAAGTAACTAAATTTAATCCATTTTTAATTAATTTATAAAAAATTATATCACTTTAATATTATAATCAATTAATGATTTAATATAATCATAATTTACTGTTAATTCATCTTCATCATTTATTTCATTATCATTATATTGAAGTGAATTTAAAAATATTACTGGTTTATTTGATATATTAAATAAATTCTCAACTAAATCTTGTTTATAAAAATTATCTTCTTTATTTATTTTATATTGTTTATCATTACAAAATCCTCTTGGATCACAAATAATTAATTCATTTGATAAATTATTATCATCATCATCATCTGTTAAATCTAATTCTGTTAAATCTAATTCTAGTTCAATATCTTTAACTTCATCTTTTCTATTACATAATAAACTTTTATAATTTTTAATATCTAATTTATTTTTTATTTTATCACGAATTTCATAATATAATGAATGTGTATATGGATTTAAATTATTATTACTTGTAATTAAAAATTTCATTACATTTTTTATATCACACCAATTATTTATATTCATAATATAAAATATTTTTATTTATGATATTTATTAATGATGAATTTTTTGATATGAATAATAAAGATGAATTAAAAAGGGAAGATTTAGTTGAAAAAACATTTATTTGTGATATGATAAAAAAAATTAGAATTGAAAATATAAAAGAAATAAAAGAAAATAATAAAAGTTATGAAATAATTTTAAAAAATTTTAGAAATGATATTATAAGTTTACTTGATAATAATGAATTTGAAACTGAATTATCAAAATATGTAATAAATAATGGCAAATTAAAAATATTATGATAAATTAAGTTTAAGATAATATGCAAATACTAAACACTCATTTAATGAAATGTGCTGTTCAACATCACTATTTAATAAAACATCATTTAGCAATTCGTTTTGCAGCTCATATAACATTTCAGAGCTAATTTTTTTTTTCATCTCGTTTAATATTGCTACTTTATCTTTAATATCATCATATTTAGGGCATCCAAGCTTTGTTAAATCATTAATTTTAATTTTGTTATTAAAAAATAAATTCTCTAATTGAATCCCTTTTGCGTATACTTCGCAATTGAATGATTTTATTTTATTTATAATAATTTCTTTTACATCATCGCTATTATATGATGTTAATTCTTTGTCATAATAATAACCTTTTTTAAATGTATTAGGATAATGATTTTTTATCCAGTTAAATTGAAATCTGAATTTAGAATCTTTCATATATTCTCTTAAATCATATCTTAGTCTAAATATACCAAGATCTATAATTTCTATATTTTTATTTTTGTCAATTTTAAAAAAAACATATGATACTTCTGTTATTACTAGCACTGTCTTTTTATCACCGATAGGCATATTAGAGCCTTCTGTATCAATAATACAATATAATTGATCATTTATTGACATTATTAATTATATTTTAATTTATATTATTAATTATATTTTAATTTATATTATTATTATTATTAATTCTATAATTTCATTTTTTATATTCATAATATAAAATATTTGTATTTATGAATTAAAAATGTGATATGATAAAATAATTTATTTATTCAAGCTTTTTAATAATAATTGTGAATATACTAAACAATAAATAACTGGATTGTTTCGATTAGTTTTCTTTTCTAATATAAGGTAACTTATGTATTTATTTACCTTATTTAGTGTGAAAGCGCTAATGATTTTTCTAGCTTCGCTTAATAAATCTGACTTATCATTAATATGATCATATATACTAAAATTTGCTAAACTATTAATCTTAATTTCTTCATTAAAAAACAAATTTTCTAAATGTGGCCCTTTTGCGTATACTTCGCAATTGAATGATTTTATTTTTTCTTTAATAAATTCTTTTACGTAATTGCTATCATATGATGTTGGTCTATCGTCAATGTAGTATCCGTTAAATACATTATGTTTTTTTTTATTTATATCATTAAACTTTACAAGGTTTCTATTATTTGACATATATACACGTATATCATAATTAAGCCTATACGTACAAAGATCGAAAATATTACCTTCTTCAAAAAAAACGCATGTAAGTGATGTTATTACTGGAAATTTTCTAGCTTTACCACATGTACATTTTCCAGCTTTACCACATGTACATTTTCCAGCTTTACCACATGTACATTTTCCAGCTTTACCACATGTACATTTTCCAGCTTTACCACATGTACATTTTCCAGCTTTACAACATGTACATTTTCCAGCTTTACCACATGTACATTTTCCAGATTTACCACAAGTACATTTTTCAGCTTCACTATCATTACTGAAAATAGCACCTGTACATTTAACAATGCAGAAAGTACGTCCAGACATTATATTTTAATTAGTTTATATTGTTTTAATTTATATTATTATTAGTAATATTATTATTACTAATATTATAATTTCACTTTATAAAATTTGAATAATAACAATTATTATATTATGAACTTGTATGATATTGATATAAATAAGTTTGAAATAAATATATTAAAAAGTGATAAAATAATACTTTCAGATTATAACAATAATGATGAAAAAAAAATGTTAGAAGAATATATATATTTATATAAAAAAGATAAAAATTTTAATTTATTAGAAAAATTACATAGTCTTATTGAATCAGAAGTAATATTTAGTAAAATATGGTCTATTGATGTAAATGAAACATTTAAAAATATAAAAAAATTTAATTTAGATAGTGTATATGGATCATCATTTTTGCATGAAATGATTAAATGTATAAAAAATAATAAACATGATTATTATGATATGATATATAAAATATTATCAGTAAAATATTTTAAAACAAAAGAAAAAGCAAATGAATATTTTGAAACATTTATAGATACTGTAAAACATATAGATCATATTGATTTGAATAAAACAAAAGAACAAAGAGAAAAATTTATAAATTTATTTGACGATAATCATGTTATATAATTTATATCTTATAAATAATTTTCTATAAAAAAAATATATTGATAATACTAATGTAATAAATAATAAAAAATATAACATCATAAAATTAATGATAATCGTCTAATTATGGGTGGAAGTTCATCAACACAAAATCAATCAATTACAACATATAATAAACAAACAAATTCAATTAATATAAATGCATCAAATAATTTATTAAATTCGGCTGTTATGTCATCTATTAAAAAATCATTAGTACAAACTCAACAAAGTTGTAAACAAAGTTTTGAATCAAATGCATTATTACAAATATCTAATTTAATGTCTTCTGATACGATAAATTTAAATAATCTTACTTTAAATGCAGAAAGTGTAGTTAAACTTGAATGTGTAACACAATCACAATTACAAAGTCAAACAGAGGATAATTTTTTATCAGATAATGCATCAGCAATGACAACAATGTTACAATCTGCAGGTACATCTGAATTTATACAAGGTATAAGTGGTACATTAAAATCAAAAGTTGATTCAATGCCTCTTGGTTTTTCAAATACATCAAGTAATACAAATGCAACTAATATTATTGATAATAATACAGCAACAAATATAATGCAAAATATTCAAAATTTATATCAAAGTACATCTGTAAATGAAACAACATTAAAATCTGTTAGTGATATTTATCAAAGTTTTGTTTCAGAAACTAAATTAATAGTTAATAATTTATCAGCTGGTGGTGATATAAATATATCTGCTATAAATTTAAATACAATACAAAATTTTGATGCAACTGCTAAATTAGCATCAGCTATTAGTAATGTTATTATACAAAAAATGCAATCTATACTTGGTATGAAAATTGAATTTACAGGTAGTACATCACAATCATCATCAACTAGTCAAACTTCTAAAACACAAGGTGATAATTCAACAACTAATGAAAGTGTATCTAATGTTGCAAATAATGCTATTAATGTTGCAAATAATGCTATTAAAGGTATTACAAGTGTTTTTAATACACCTAAAGTTGTTTTAGTTGCTGGTATTATTGGATTTGTTATTGTAGCTATTATTGGTATTTCATTATTTTTCTTTACACGTAAAAAAGTTGGTAATGGTATTGAAATTGTTGATAAATTAATTAATGCTGGTAATAATTTTATTCAAGATGATACATTAACATTAATTAAAAATTATATTTAAGATCTATTAATTTTTATAATTTCTATTTTATTATTATTATTAATATTAACTATTTTATAATCTTTTGATTTTTTATTTATATCAAAAAAACATTCTGATATAAATGTATCAATATAATATATTCTTTCATTTAATATTAAAACTTCATCATGGGGTGTATGACCCATGAATACATTATTTATATTTAATTTATTTAATAATTCTATTAATGGTATATCTCTTTTAAAAACTATTTCATATAATTTTATAATATCATTATTATTATTTTTTATTTTTTTTAAATCTTTTTCATATTTATCTAAATCACTAATTGTATTAATATCTATAGGTATTGATGAATGTATATATAAATTATTAAATTTATCAATATAATAATATTGAAATAATTTTATATAATTTTTTTTTATATATTCATATTCATTTATATTTCTTGTTGAATGTGTAGATATATAATTATATATTTTATTAAAATTTAAATATTCATGATTACCAATAATTAAAATTACTTGTGTTGGATATTTTATTTTTAATTTACATAAAAATATAAATGATAACATATCACTATATATAATTGTATCTTTATTTGAAGTTCTAGATTTTGAATCTAATATATCACCTAATTGTATTAATTTTTTATTATTCATATCTATATTTGTATAATCATCATTTAATAACATATTTTTTATAACTTGTATTGATTTATTTTTTATAATACCAATTATATATAATATATTACATAATTGTTTAAAATCACCATGTATATCACCTATTACGTATGTTATGTACATAAAGTGAATTTAATATAAATAAAATATTACAATTATGGCATATAATATTTGTATTAATTGTGGAACTAATTTAAATCATTATTTAAAATTATTTATATATGAAAAAGAAACATTTGAAAAAATTTTAATTAAAGAATTTAATGAAGATAGAATATATTTAAGTGAACAAGAAATAAAAGAAAAATGTAGTTATTTTACAAATATGTTTATATTAAAACATAATATTGATAGACTGTGTTGTAGATCTGTATTTATTACATTTAATGATTATGTACCAAGTACAATGTAATTACTTTATTTATGAATATTAGATTATTTATTAAACTATCAATTATTATTATATCATCATTTGTATGGACATTTTTAATATTAAATATAAATTCAATTATATTAAAAGTTATATTATTATTTTGCGCATATTATTCAACTAAAACTATTTTATATAAATTATTAACAAATTATGATTTACGTAAAAAATTATCATTAAAAAATATTAAAAATTATTCATCAAGTGATTCTGAAAATGATTCATATATTAATAATAATATTAATAAATCTAAATTTAAAAATAAAAAATTTAAAAATAATATTTTAAATTCTGATGAATGTTATAGTAGTAGTAGTAATAATAGCAGTGATAATGAAAGTAATTCTGATCAAAGTATAAAATTATGTAGTAAATGTAAATATAAAACATTAAATAATATTAATGAAGTTTTATATAAAGATGATTCGACTGATATTGATGAAGATACATCTATAAATGAAAATAATATTTTTAATTCAGTTAATAATATAAGTGAAGTAAATATTACTGAGCAAAATGAAATTAATAATAATTCAAATGAAATTAATAATAATTTAATTGAAATTACTAATAATTCAAATGAAATTACTAATAATTCAAATGAAATTACTAATAATTCAAATGAAATTACTAATAATTCAAATGAAATTACTAATAATTCAATTGAAATTACTAATAATTTAATTGAAATTAATAATAATTCAAATGAAATTAATAATAATTCAAATGAAATTAATAATAATTTAATTGAAATTAATAATAATTTAATTGAAATTAATAATAATTCAAATGAAGTTAGTAATTATATATCACAAAATATTAAAAGTAATAAAACAAAATTTAGAAAAACAAATACATCTATTTCACCACAATTTAAAAAAAAATCAAAGATAGTATTAAATGATAATTTATATTAATTTCTATTTATAATAATAATCATCATCTTCATATATATTATAATTTTTACCTTTATCATATTTAACTTTTTTTATAGGAATTATATAATCATCATCTTTATATATATTATAATTTTTACTTTTTTTATCATATTTATTATACTCATTGCCATATTTATCTTTTTTTATAGGAATTTCATAATCATCATCATCTGGTAATTCATTATCATCATATATTTTATTATTATATATAATTTCATTATCATCTATAATTTCATTATTAGATATAATTTCATTATTAGATATAATTTCATTATTAGATATAATTTCATTATTAGATATAATTTCATTATTAGATATAATTTCATTATTAATTATAATTTCATTATTAATTATAATTTGTAATGATTTAGGTAAATATTTAATTAATTTTTTAATATTATCATTTTCATCATTTATAATTAATTTTACTAATAACTGAATACATTTATTTTTTAAAC